ATCTTCCATGATACGATTATGCTGTAAGAATATATAGTTTAACATTCCCCGATACTCATCGTCAGTTAACTTCATTCTATAAAGTTTTAAAGCATATGCTTGCATTAGTCCTGCAATTTCAAGATGAGTGAATTCTTCGTCATTTAAATCCGCGACTACTTTATGAAATTTATCCCATAATTGAGAAATCTTATCTACACCTTCTTGATCTAAAAAATCATCCATTTGTAAGATTACTCCATTTTTCTGAGTTAACTATATTTATATTCATTTGACTTTTCAATTTCATTATTTTACATACCACCATACATTATCTGGTCCTAATTCATGTTTCGGTGTTGATTGCACAACAGCCATTGCTACTTGAATAAGATTTATATCATGTCCAGACACTAATCCACCTTTTCTAATTTTTGGAGTCCATAATTCAATATCTCTTTTTACGGAATCACCGTCATGTGAAGCATCAACAAAAACGTAATCAAGAGAACCATCTTCAAACTGATTATGTGCAAGATGTGTGAAGTCTCTAATCAATTTTGCTCTACCATCAAAACCTTCACAAAATTTAATAAGTTCACCATACCATTCAACAGGTGGTTGCTCACACAATTCCTCTGTGGTTGATATATCTTTTGCTTTCCAAATCTTATCGTTTAAAAATACATCAACACCAATATGGTTTGTGTTCCTACAATTTTCCACGATAAACTTAAATGTCGGTCCTCTCAACACTCCTAGTTCTACACCAATCTTATAATTATTTGATCTAATTTGATCTGCTAACCAATGCGCTCTATTCATAGTTTAAAATCCTTATATTTTTCAGCATCTTGTCCTTGAGGAGTTTTATCAAATACTGGACCATCATCCATTAAAGTTTGCTGATCATCACTCACATCAAACAACCTCATTTTAGAACGGTCAACGCCTATAACAAACCGCTTTTTGTATGTAGGATCATTATACCTATTCTTTAACTGTTTAACTGCAATTTGCCCCATTGCTTCTAGTTCTTCATTAGATATGAGTGCGAACATTAAATCTGCTGTCGCTGGAAGGCCGAATGATTCAGAAGTATCCTCTAATCCAATATCAGAATTTGAAAAACCTGATCTTGTTGTTTGTGTTGCAGATACAATTGGTACATTAAATTCAACAGCAAGGCCACGCATTTCTTCTGCAATCGCCTTAATATAAGTATAGGAATTGATTGAACCACCCATTGCCTTCATTCTACTACTAGCGCAAATATTTAGATAATCTATAAAAATAATATCTGGTTCAAATGATTTTTTTAATTTAAGTTCACTTAGCAGACTTCTAAAATGAGAAACATTTGCTTGACCAGTAGGATATTCTTTAATAATTAATTTACCATTTGTTCTCTTTGAAATATTGGCAACTCTCTCAGAAAAGTTTTCTCTACTCAAAGTAGTGATTTGATCAATAGGAATATTTAAAAGATTTGCATCAATTCTTTCAGCAATTCTTTCTTCTGCCATTTCCATTGTGATATACAAAACATTCTTACCGTCTGAAAGTGCTGCCGCTGCTTGGTGACACATAAAAAGGGATTTACCCACACCAGTACCAGCCAAGATGATATTTAAGGTTTTCTTAGGCAAACCACCTTTAGTAATCATATTAAAATATTCAAGATCAAAAGGTAATCGTTCTTCAGTGCGATGATAAAATTCATAGCGTTCTTCAAAATTTCCAAGATAGTCGTGACCAACATTCGTATCAAATGAAACACCCAATGCAGTGCTTAGAATATCAGGTAAAGCATTTTTAGAAAGTGTTTCATGCTTTCCATCAATGATACTAATTGATTCCATCACTGCATTGAATAATGCGCGGTCTTGACACCACTTCTCAGTAACCTCTAAAAGATGTTCTTCATCTGAGGGTGTTCCATCAAAGATTTGTGGAATAATCTCCATAGCATGTCTATATTGCTCATCAGTATAACGATCTGATTCATCAATCTCAATTCTAAACGCTTCTTGAGTGGGCAATCTATTGTATTTACCAGCATATACGCCAACATTGGTAAACATTTGCCGATACACACCCTCAAAATACTCTGGTTTGATAAAAGGTAAAACCTTACGCATATACTTTTCATCAGAGATTAAGTTTTTTAGAATTATTTGTTCAATATTAGACAATTACAGTTCCTTCATTTCACCCGTTTTATTGATTATAGCAGTTTCTATGATAGAAGTCAATAGATTACCAGCAAAGTCTTGGAACTCTAAACTGCTTTCATCAAGATCATCTATTGGTGAACTCTCTAATGTGAAGTCAAATGTCATTTGACTATCTTCATTATCCTCACCATCAAGTGTGATTGTTCCAAAAGAAATTATTGTTTCAGAATATACACCCTCTAAAACTCTAATAGACCATGCTTTATCGTCCTTTGGGTGTGGAATATGTTCATAATCCACACTTTCTTTAAATTCTGGCATTACTCACCCCCATTCATTATAACGTCATCCATATCAATTTCTGTCTGATACCCAATAGTATACTGCTTTTTAATAAATTCAGCAAAATCTGTACTATCAAATATAGGCTTCCAAAAACTTTCTTCAAGAGTACCAGCCTCACGAACTTTCTTTTCAGACACCTCACCAGTATTCATATCAACTGAACTATACCAACCGTTACTTGGTTTGACAACATACCCACCAGCAATAGCAACTTCTAGTAATCCAGACCAAGGTGCAACGCCACCTTCCCAAGAAACCGTGATGGGAATTTTGGACTTTTCCTTAACGAACCTAGATTTTTCAACATTGATAACAAAATCATATCCTTGAATTTCAGTTCCCTTTTTATTCTGTCTGCGACCAAGAATCCAAATGTTGTTTGCACTGTAATAGATTCCAGTTCCACCAGACACAATATCTTTTGGAAATAACCCAATCTCTTTGTATGTATGATTGACTGCAATCATGGGAATGTTCTTCATTGCCAAATATGGCGTACACATTCTGAATAGACCTTTGAGTGCCTTTGCTCTTGACATATCTGCTACAGACTTTTCGTTGATTGCATCTTCCATTTCTTTCTTAGATGCAAGATTACCAATTGAATCAATAACCACGATAACACGGTCAGCCTTATCCATTCCCTCAAGTTGAGCGATAAGATCAAATTTCAATTCTTCTACGTTTGTAATTGGTGTGTGTAGAACCCTCGCGGTATCAATATCAAACTGTTCAAAGTATGATGCTGGTGATCCAAATTCTGAGTCATAAAATAACATTACAGCATCGTCATATTTTTCCAAGTAGGCCGCTGCAATCAACAACGTAAATGAAGTTTTAAAGTGTTTAGATGGCCCAGCCAATACAGTCAAGCCAGGAGTAAGACCACCATCTACTGATCCAGATAAAGCGACATTGATCATTGGAACTGGTGTTGAAACCTGTTCTTTATTATTAAAAAATTTAGACTCTGAAAGAACTTCTGTGGTCTTTAGTTTTGAATTCTTTTTGAGTTTGTCCATTATTGACATATAATTCTCCTATATTAATTACATCATTATAGCATATTCTATAATGATTGTCTAGTCAAAAAATTCGCTTAGTGGGTTTGTTTCATCAATTCGTTCTTGACAGATTTTGAAATATTCTTCTGATTTCTCAATACCAATAAAGTCAAAACCCAAATCTTTTGCTGCCATTCCAGTAGAGCCAGAACCCATAAATGGATCAAGTACAGTACCACCTTTAGGCGTGACAAGTCTCACTAAGTATTTCATCAACTCTTGTGGTTTGACTGTTGGATGTTTGTTATTTTCCCCACGCTCTTTTTTTGATACTTTTGGGCAATAGAAGAAACGTGAGGCTGAACCTCCATTGTCTCCTACTATTTCAGGATTCCTCTTTCCAATGTCTCCAATACCAAGAAACATTTTTCCAGAAGTAATAGAACTTGGTTTTTTATTCCCAGCCTGTCTAGTGTCAGGAAACAACTTAGCCACTTCCTCAGAACCATCGTGCATTATATTTGCTGGGAATCTACCTAAATCATTTCCAGCGAGTTGTTTTTTTTCTGCGAAATTTTTTCCATACACAATACTTTGTTTTTTGCCACCCACAACGCCGCTTGTTTTTCTTTGTGCTTCAATATCTTCATGCGAGGCTGGAATACGACTTTCATCAATATTGATACCACCAGTTCCATGTTTTAATACATTCTTAGCAACAGTACTTTCGGATATTGGTTTTCGCCCGACTGCAATCGGTTCGTGCGCTGGTTTTAATGCAGTACCCCATCCGTCCCATTGCTTGGCTTCGGGGGTTGCGGGGGCTGTGACTGGTATAACCATGTTTCCAGACTCAAATCCATCGTCTGCATTCCTCTTGTCTGCCCTAGTGCCAGCCCTTCCAGTGACCTTACTACCCACAACCTCACGCTTAGCCCCTGCAGCCTTGTCAATCGCCTTGCTAATATTCAGGCTTTTCGGGAATCCACTGCCATATAACCACATCATTTGATCACGAATTTCAAATCCAGCATCCTCAATCGCAACCGCCATTCTATGATAATTGCGTGAAGCAGAAAATGCAAGTAAGTGTCCACCCGGTTTCAATAATTCCCAAGCAAGTCTCCAAGTCTCGGCACGAAATGCAATATCGCCACCGTCCCACTCTTGACCCATGAAACCACCAGCACTCATTCTTGCATAACCGTCACTACGACCTCTCGCTCTTTCTGAAGTCTTAGTATCATCGCTCAGAGATGTTTTTCCAAATCTGTCCACGATAGATTGTAGGTGATATGGCGGGTCTGTAACTACAGCATCAACTTGAACGCCTTGGTCAATTAATTTTTGCATTTCTTCAATACAATCGCCATTAATAATCATTCTAAAAATTCTCCTAGTGGATTGATTTCTTCAATTCGTTCTTGACATATCTTAAAGTATTCTTCATCCATTTCAATACCAATAAAATTAAATTCTAAATCCTTTGCTGCCATACCAGTAGAACCAGAACCCATGAACGGATCAAGTACAGTACCACCTTTAGGTGTTACCATGCGAATTAAATATTTCATTAATTCTTGTGGTTTGACTGTTGGATGTTTGTTGTTCTCACCACGTTCTTTCTTTGATACTTTTGGGCAATAGAAATATCTTGATGCGGAGCCTTTATCTCTAAAATCATGTGTTATTTTACCATCCCCTTGTCCATAACTAGTGGCAGTATGATTAGTCCCTCTTTTAGGATTATTTGGATTTCCCACTCTTGCACTATTGCTTTCTGGAAACAACTTAACCACTTCCTCAGAACCATCGTGCATTATATTTGCTGGGAATCTACCTAGTTCACTTGAACCATTTTCCTTACCAACATATCCACCAATATAAACATTTCTTCCCATCCTATCAGTTTTCCAAGAGCCTTTACCACCAAGTCGGGCATCATCAACAGCAGGATTAGTAGGAATACGACTAGCATCAATATTAATACCACCAGTTCCATGTTTTAATACATTCTTAGCAACAGTACCTTCAGACAATGGTTTACGACCTACCGCAATCGGTTCGTGCGCTGGTTTGAGTGCAGTACCCCAACCATCCCATTGTTGGGCTTCATCAGTGGCGGGGGAGGTTGTATTATATTCCCCACCCTTGAAGTCGCCAGCCATTGCCGACCTTTGTGAGCCAGATTTCCCTGCTACCCCCACAACCTCACGCTCTGCACCAGCCATCTTATCAAGAGACTTACTAATATTATGACTCTTTGGAAACCCAGAACCATACAACCACATCATTTGATCACGAATTTCAAATCCAGCATCCTCAATAGCGACTGTCATTCTATGGTAGGTACGAGATGCACTAAAAGCAAGTAAGTGTCCACCTGGCTTCAGTAATTCCCAAGCAAGTCTCCAAGTTTCTTTTCGGTAAGCAATTCCTGTGGAATCCCATTCTCTACCCATAAATCCAATTTCATATGGTGGGTCTGTAACTACCGCATCAACTTGAACGCCTTGGTCAATTAATTTCTGCATTTCTTCAATACAGTCACCGTTAATAATCATATATCTTTCACTCGCTTTCTTAAATCACTAGATGAAAATCTGTGGTCTCTTTTGTTATAGTATATCTCTATGCCACGCTTTGAACAAATAGCGCGACCAGTAAACTTACCGTTTTTATATTCCTCACCTATAATTCTTATGTTTATAGGAAACATGGATAATATATCTTCTAAGTCTTGCTCTGTTTGATATGGAATAATTTCATCAACATACTTTACAGCAGCGAGTTGGGTATGTCGCTCAACCAATGTCTGTACTGGTGTATTCTTCTCTGGCCTATCCAAAGATGGATCAACTTGCAATGCACATATTAAATAATCGCATTGTGATTTTGCTTCACGCAACATAGCGATATGACCAGCATGTAGAAAATCAAAAGTTGATGCAGTTATACCGACTTTAGTAGTTCCCAAGTTTCTCTCCAATCTTGCACTTGATATACTGAGTTTGGTTCGCCAAGATCATACACTCCCATTGCTATAGTATGATCATTACCACCGAAATCACATTTATCTCCATAAAAATGTATTATATCAGATTTAGTGAAGTCTGTCAATATCTGAGATTTATCATTACCTTTTATTGTAATATCTATTCCAGTTTCACCCGCGACATTAAAATCAAATTCCGTAAATTTTTTTGATAGTCGTTTCGCAATGGTTCTTCTTTCGTTTGTATGATTATCCCAAGCCACATATTGAGTTCTAGCACGTTTTCCAGCGTTTCTACCCACAATAGATAAATTTACAAGTCCCGCCCTTTCCTCAATATGACCGCCAGTTCTTACTGGAAATTCACTATTATTAATTTCGGTGTTCAAGTATCCCCATATAGTGTCAGGTAGTTTTAGACTGTTCTTTTTGATATTCTCACCACGTTCCCATACGTCATTACCAGAACATTGATAATTACGCTTAGTCATTCCCCAAATAACATTTCCGACTTGTTCTTGGGTCTTTTGCGTATCACTACCAGTGACAAGATATACATTATTTAATGTGCAGAAGTCAAAGAAGAATGAACTAAATTTTTCATCCATCTTGGCCCTACTTGGCGTAAGTGTTCCATCAACATCAAATATATAGTGAATCATATTTTATTGCCTATTAAATCCTCAAGAGTTTTTAACACTTCTTTACTCTTATCTTCCATGTTATTTTCTATACACATTTTAACACATTTTCGCGTAAAGTCAAGAGAAAAACGCTTTCCATCCTTATCCATTCCAGTGTTAATCAAATATACATTACAATTATTCTCATGAATCTTTCGCATTAATAAGTCACTGTATTCTTTCACTGGCCTTGGCATAAAGGGTGATCCATAACATGGACTAAAGAGTGGCTTAATCTCAGTTGCGCCCTTCTCAGTTCCTGGCATCTGACTTGTATATCCAGTTTCAAAAAATCTACGAACTGTCTCGCCACTAATCTTGCTGTATGGTGGAAATACTCCCTTTGCGTCCATAGTTAAGAAAAATATATTATCTGGATGATTAAATTTCTGAGGTTTATGATATGCGTTTTCAACACAAGTGATAGGGTAACTCAATCTTGCGTTTGGTACACCTGGATTTTCTACAACTAAGCAATCTTCTGCCTTCGCTTTTTCAATAGCATCAAAAATAGTCTTATGTGTTTCTGGAGATAAACCCTCACTCTTAGCATAACATCCAGTTTCAATCATTTTGATGCCGTTATTATCCCAATAAACCTCATCATCACTAATTAGCGCATAGTCTGGATCACTGCTCAATGTAGTCTTACCTGTTCCACTCAGACCAAACATTAAATTAGTAGTTGCATCATATGTTCCGATTTTCCGAAACCTAAAGGCACTACAATGCATAGGAAGATAATCTCGTTTAGGAAGTTCAAATCCAATGATACCAAACACACCTTTCTTAATCTCACCAAGAAAGGTGGTTCCAGCAATAAACATAGTTTTAGTATCAAGGTTTACATAAATTTTAGGATGCGGCACATCTAATTCAGTGTTGTGCCAAATTGTCCAATCGGGAACATGATGCCCAAATCCATTAGGTAATATGTCAAACATATTTCTTACAAATTGTTCATGACGTTCATCATTGGTGTATACTTGAAATCTAATATTTGCAGATTCAAATTGTAAAGGTTTTTTGTAAATATATTCTGTTATCACGCTAGGAAGCATCTGATGTGCAAATGAAAGATAATCATCCATATTACCAATCTTGCAATATTTTGATCTCTCTGTGCATAATTCTGAAGTTGCTTCTCCAAAAAAGTATTTATTTTCTGGGCTACGTCCTGTTGGATTTGTTGTGATGTTGATATTAGTCATTTTCTAGTCCTTTATTTTTAATATGTTCTAATTCAACAGGCTCATGTAATGCGTTTTGTCCTTGAGTATAAACGAAACCATTCGGATTACCTAGAACGCCCTTTCTTTGATATAATACAGGTCTTGCTTCTAACTTTTCTATACGTCTTTGTAAATCTGCAATCTGCTTTTCAATCATAACACTTTTCCGATTACTTTAACATTTTCTATATTTAACTTATCCACATTGTGTGGAGAAACGGCTAACACCATACCGTAACCACCATTAAATATTGTTAAAAATTCTCTCATATCCATTTTATTTTGACACTTTAAATATAAATCATTCCACCAATCATTACCATACACCAAATCACCTACAATTGAAACTTCTAAAGAGTGTTCTCTACCACCCAACATTCTAGGAATATTTTCTATAAGACCACCACCAGTAATATGTGATACTGCATTAATCAAATGATGGTTATTCAGTATTTCATCTGTATAAATTCTTGTGGGTGTAAGTGGTATTTCATCAATTGGTAATACTTCTCTTAGCATACTAAATCCATTTGAGTGTGGGCCACTTGAATGAATGCCTACAAGAATATCGCCTTCTTGCACAATTCTAGGCACATGACGATCAATTACAGTACCAACAACAAAACCAGCAAGGTCAAATTTAGACCCCTCATAAACTCCTGGCATCTCAGCGGTCTCACCGCCCATAAGAGTACAACCAGCAAGTTCGCAGCCTTTTAATATTCCTTTCAAAATTTCTTTTGATTTATCAAGGCATATTTCCCCTGTCGCGTAATAATCAAGAAATCCTATTGGTTGAGCAAACTTACATAGAATATCATTTACACACATTGCGACAAGATCAATACCAATGGTATCAAATTTATTTTGTGCTTCGGCAACTAAAATCTTTGTACCTACCCCATCAGTAGATATAACAACTTCCTCACCGCCAATCATTAAAGAGGCACCAAAATCTTTGAAGCCAAGATATTTTGCTATCTCGTTTCCCTTTTCAATATTAACACCAGCATCAGCATATGCGTTCATTTTAACGTCCTTTATAAAGCAGAATGACCTACAGTTTCTCTCACAATATCACTATGGTTAAATTCTGCCCAGTACAATTCAAATGCCACTCCCGGCTCAATACACTCAAATTGATGATACACACCGGGTTTTACTTTAGTATATTCACCAGCGTTTAAAATAGTCTCATCAATCAAATCATAATCATTCTGCCAGACGCGAACAAGCATAATTCCTGACTCAATATAAAAGCCATTCCATTTATACTCATGTAGATGTTTTGAACAGACGCCGCCGCCTTCCATTTCAATACGATGAAATTCTAACGCACCATTTGCCTCAATCAATTCTGTTTGACCCCATACTTTTCCTGCGATTGTCATACTTTACTCCATTTGCTTGCTTTATATATCATATCTATGTTTGATTTAATTCTTTCATTAAACTCTTCATCTGTTTGTGAATGGAATAGACCTTCACTTAAACCTCTACTGAAACTTGCACTCATATGTGGTGAGCGAGACAATTTGGTACATGCTTCCTCAGTTGAATACCCCCCACTTAGACCAACAATTTTTTCAACTGAATTGTATTCATACAAATTATTGTACGTTTCTGAAATATCAGGTATGGTAAGTTTAAGAATAAGTTGGCCAGGAAAATCTCTACAACGATTCATCAATTCTTCATTTAGATGTTTTTCAATGACTGATTTATTAAACGCATCAATAGGAACTTCTGGTTCTACTATTGGCGTAAGACCAGCGTTTGAAATTCTCCACGCTAACTCAAATTGTTGATCAAGAAGTTTTGGAATATCATACATATCTTTAACAATACTTCTCATTTTGGTTCCTACACAACCAGCCCCTAAAGCAAAACGTATCATTGAATCAACATCAAATACCTTCAAGAAACCATTTGCTTCACATCCACTATCAACCTTCAGAATAGCATGAATACCTTTATTTGCAAGAACAGCCACCATATCCTTTTCAACAGAATCTTTGTAAAGGATTGCATGACTAATCTTATCACTTGTAAAGTTTTCGTTCAATACCATACGCAGTCGCATACGGTGAACTAAATCCATTTTATTATCTTCAGTATATTCTTGACCATATCGCTCTAATACGCCGCCAGTGCTACCACCAGAATGATCCATTGCTGCTATAAATGTCATGCATTTCTCCTATATTATAAATCTTTATTATATTGATCTATTGTAAACTCTGAGTTTACAATTTTAAATTATCTTAAACCTTTTCTATCAACCAACCTCATTCCATACTCATTTATACCTTTTATTGGAGTATAGTCTGAATGACGAATTAAGGTATTTTTTCTAAATCTTTTGTAATCTACGTGATGATGCCAGCGATTAAATTTCCAAACAACCTTTGCAACATCTGGATGCATATCCTCTAACATCTTAGACTTTGGATAAGTACCTTCTGTAGAATAGAACTCATCAGTATTACCACCAGTAATTTTTTGAGTAGTAAGTTTACCAGCAAGAAATGCATTGAATTGAATAGTACATAAACCATCCTTCAATACCCTTAATGATAAGTCGGTATCCTCATTATACCGCCCCCTCCAACGATATTTGACTGCGTTTTCAATCAACAGACAACTATAAATTCTGGTATTTAATATGTAAGGTGGTACAGCATCAGTTGATTTTACAAAGCAAGCATAGTTTGGACCTACTATTGGGGCATTAACATACCTATCAGCAAAATCTTCCATCGCTAAGAAAACTCTAGGAGTTTTAGAGAATAAAATTCGGTTTCTGTTGAGGCGATAAAACCCCTCAAAGTTATCATCCATTACCCAGTGTCTTTTGTCACCATTGCTTATTGAGTGATCCCAAGCAAAGTTTCGCGCAGCACCTGGGCCTTTGGATTTACTATCACCCAAGTTATCCCATGTATCATAATCATCAATATATGACTGTGGAAGAACTAACAGTTTTTCTTTACCACAAGTTGCAGCATACTCATTCCATTGTGATTGTTCAATTACAATATAATAATCACACCCCATCCAATCAAGGTGCTTCATAGTCATACGACTCTCCCACCTATTTTTGGATACCACATATATTGGGTAATTATTCTTCATCAAAAAACTCATCAACCCAAACTTCTTGCAGTGTAGCACCTCTAACCAATTTGGGATGCCAAATACTCTTTGTTCTTGTTGTTACGATTTGATCAATCAATTTTTGAAACTCATTCAAATCTTCTTCGTTACGAAATCTAACAATAACTTTAGCAAATTCTTCTTGCTTTGGTTGGACAAACTCAGGCATATCTGTCCATTCAGATGTTGACTGATCATCATCGTCATCAAATAAACTATTTCCCATTATCACATAAACTCCTTACAACACGTTTCTATATGCGTATTCTATTGCTCTATCGGCTTCAACAGCCAAAGGTCTTTTTTCATATTTTCTAGAAGTTTCACTGTCTAGTTCTCTTATCAGTTGCTCCAACTCAAATGATGTTATTGGATACTTTCTACTTATTGCATTCATTGCAGTACTTACCATAATTTTATATATCATAGCATATCTACCAGAATTGTCAACACCAGAAATATCAAACCAATCATGTATCTGACGTTTATTTACAAATGGACAATCTCTATATCCTGTCCACCTAACATCAGTATTGTCTAATTTATTCTTTTCATATTCAATTGCTCTATCTGCTATGTGTTTTGGCATACGGTCTTTGAAACTACTACCACTTTTCACTTCATATGAATGTTTACTCATTAATTTGTCAGGATCAATATCACTGCCAACATTATTGAATATAAAGTTGTTAGCATTAGAATAATTAGCAGGGATATAATACATCCTTGATAAGTCTTTTGTTTGCCCATCTCCGATTTCACTGAGTTCTTTATTAAGCGAGAACCAGAAGTGACGAATTTTAGAATTTTCAACCTCTTTACTGAGCGGGAATACAAGTCTAAACTTCGGATGGTCAATAGAACTACTAGCGGTACTATAACAAATATAGGTATAATCGCCAAAGCGATTAAATAACTCATCCTTTAAGTTTCCTTTAAAGACATGATCATCAACATCAACAGCAGTCCAATTTGCCCAATTAACCACATTCGCGTTTGCCCTAGTCGTATTAGATAAGTAAGTAGCAGGTGATATAAGTTGAGCATCTTTTTTACTTTCTATTTTTTGTTCTGATAATTTATATAGGAAATCATTAAAGGCTTCCCACCGCGAAAAATTCATTCTACGGTGGGTTTTGTTGTCATATATAGATTTGAATATCGTAAGCGAGTACACTACATATCCTTTAAATCGGATTCCTTTACAAAGATACCATCAATCATTTTACCTTTACGATCTTTAATATCATTGTAAGCAACTGTTAAACATTCATTCATAGTAATATTATTACGTTTCATGATATTGATCATTACAACCATCATATCACCTAAATCATCACGAATATCATTACCCTTACAAACGCTGTCGGACAACTCTCCCAATTCTTGCATCAATTTCAAAACTTGGTCTTTGTCACTTGATCCATCAATCAAATTACGATTTTCATGCCAATCACCAATTTTATTGATTAATGCCATCACAGGAAATTCGTGCGTTTTGATTTTTTTAGTTTCCATAATATATCCTTTATTTAAATTTGTCCCATATTAACATATATGGGACATTTTGTCAACAGATTTTATCTGTAAACTTCTACACCAACATGCCAGTATGTTTTAGTATCAGTAACCCATGGCATATCTTTAAATGTGTTTGACTCATCTACAAAGAAAGGTCCAGTAATGTAAACATCACAACTAGGATCATACGATTGATTTTCGGCATCAGCAAACTTTTGAGCATCTGCCTCTGAATTAAATTTATATTCTTTTTTACTGTGCATGATATTCTCCTATTAAGGTTCATTCTGCCTGTAGTGCATTCCAAAGCGATTGAGGTATAACTTGATAACCTTGAGCGACCATTGCCAATTGATATGCTTGGTATGTTGAGTGATTAGTTGCTAACATCAGTATGCTCCGTTTTGTTTTATTTACTAACTTCAACTATATGAATACATGATTTGTATCAGAGAGTCAATAGAAAAATTCATTTAAATTTGTACCTAATCTTTTTTCTGCTATTTTAAAATACTTTTCTTCTTTTTCTATTCCTATAAATTCTCTATTTGTATGGACGCAAGCAACTCCTGTAGTTCCAGAACCCATTGTATTATCAAGAACAACATCCCATTCATTAGTGTAAGTCTTTATCAAATATTCCATCAAACCTACTGGTTTTTGAGTAGGATGATAACCTTTTTCTTGTTTATGTTTTATCACTGTTTTTGGGTATCTTGATCCTTCTGGGTTATCCCTATGTTTTGATTCAGCATTGCCATACACTTCACCAATTTTTGCAGTATCGCTACTAAATCCAGAATAAGGTGTACTATACCACATTTGAGGATTATAAGTTGGTTTCTCCCTATAAAATACTAAGATATTTTCATGGGATTTTAACGGCATTATCTTCACATTCATGGGGTTTGTGCCTTGAGGTTTTTCCCAAATCCATTCATATCTTAAATTTTCTATATTAGAAGCAGCAAGAATTGTTGTGAATGGTTGCATTGCGGTAAAAACCATTGCTGCATTTTTCTTACAAACCCTATCATACTGTTCCCATAGTTTATCTAATGGAATAACAGAATCCCATTTACATGCAGTAGTACCATAAGGAAGATCAACAAGAAGCATATCTACTGAATTATCTTCAATTGTAGGCAATACCTCTAAGCAATCACCAAGTATAGTTTTTACCATGCACTCAATTCTTTTACATATTCTGATTGCATTAGTTCTCTAAGTTTTTTCTCCGTAACCATATAATCATCATTCTTTGAATTTTTACCACCTTGTTGATGATTAAAATGATTATCTGTTTTCAGACAGTTTTCAAACATTTCTTTTGTCATATACACAGCCTTAAATTCATTAGGATTTTCATTTACTCCAATAAAAATAAGACGGTCCCAATCTTTACCAACTGCGACATGGTTCATTGTAAAACAATCTTTTTTGATTGATCTTTTTTTAGTGTCTGTATGTGCAACAGAAAACTTAATTTCCGTTTTAATTCCATTTAAAATTCTATCGTATCCAGCAGTTGATGTGTGAGCAAATTCAACAATGTACCCTGCCTTTTCCATTATTAGAGTTACTAATCTCTCTCCTAGTTCACCCTTTTGTTTATTACCCATATATCTATATCCTTCAAAGGGGCTTCCTATCCATGGGTCATAAAGATTGTTTTGTATATAATTCTGTATTTCATCGTTTTTTGCTAAATCATACATTTCACTTGGCTTTAGTTTCATAATATAATTATTCCTTGTTGTTTATAAACTTAAATATAATTCTTAGGAGAGAAAATCTTCTAATGATGATCTTTCTTCCACACTCCACCCAATTGCATCTAAGATTGGTGTAATTGGTTCTACAAAGGTCTTTTCAAATTGAACGTCATAATTTACATATCTATGTAGATTAAACTCACTTGGAATGTAATCTGGAAATGATATAACATTTTCCTTTAGAGGGTTGGGCATCTTTAAATAGCAAAACTTAATTTTTTCACCATTTTGAATGACCGCATACTTTTTTCCTAATGCCTTATCTTTGATCTGATTATTATAGAGTAAACTACCTCTCACATGAATTGGTGTACCTTTCTTGTAAATAGTTTTTCTGTCGCTCCATTTCACAATATCACTAACACCTCTTGGAAAAGATATATCTTCTGGTGGTAGAGATTTAAACTCTTTCTTAAAATCAGCAATAAACTTTCTTGTTTTTTCTTCAGAACCAGACATGATGATTTTAAACGACTGCATAAACTTATCTCGCACCACTTGAGGTGTGCTTGATTTAATAGCCTCAATACCCATGATCTTTAATTTTGGTTCTGCGTATTGAACACCTTCGTTATTATGAACATTCAGTAAATATCGTTTTTTGGCTGTCCAGATACCACGATCTGCAATCGCTTCCCTTTCCATAACCATGCGATTTGTATATGCGTTCATTTGATTAAATAGTTTATCATACGCTTTCTCTAAAACCTTTTCAAAATGTTCAGCGCAAATTTTGTCCAATGCTTTAACAGGGTCTTTAGGTTTCAATTTATCTACAAAAGGCCCAAAGTTGATATACAGTGAGTCAGTATCAATAGCGATTACATAATCAAAATTATCTGTTTTGAGTATTTTATTCATTTCATCATTCATAGCGCGTTCTGCCCATTGAATCGCTAACTGTCCAGACAGAGTAATACCTTCTGCGACACGCATATCAAAATACCGAAAGTAAGCATTACCCAAAGCACCATAAAGAGAATTCAATAGAATTTTAATCGCCATTTGCCGATTTTCAAGTTGATTGATTTGCTTTTCAAGTTCAGTAGATGGATTATCTTGATTTTTTTGCATTGCTTCAAGCATTAACTTCTTAGTCGCTTTACGCTCCAACATATAATCTGCAATAATTTGTGGTACAATACCTTGCCTTTGTCTAGTATAAGTTGAGCCATTTGCCGCTACAGAAAGATCGTTTTTTACATTTGGAGCATTATTCATATAATGTTCAACACCTGATTGATAAGTGTTTTCAATATCTACAACCAAAGTTTCTGGTGACATATTATATTGAATAATCAAATTGGGATATAGTGAATTCAAATCAAACGAAACCACCCAATCATGTAGGCCGACTTTAGGTTCTTTAACGTAACCTCCTGGATATGGTGATTTGATTGTATTTTCATTTGGTGGTATAGCAACATGTTGTTTATTCAGTTCACGATATATGATTGAGTCCCATATAGCAGTTGTCCCAAGAGTTGCCTCATAGTTCACACCACCACGATATGCCATAGTAAGTGCAAGAGTAATCAAATCCATTTTTTCATCAATCTTATCCACTAAGTAAACATCCTTGATATTATAATCAATGAATAATTGATGGTCATTTTTATATAGAGTATGAAGTGTTCCATGTTCCTCATACGATAATTTTTTCTCACCAAGTACAGTATTGGCAATGTGATCTAATTTGTATGATGCTTGAGTTCCATACGAATATCCAAACTTTTTAAATAGGTCCATATAATCTAATTGAGAAATACCAGTTATTTCATAATGTTTATGATTTTGACCAGCGACATTTACGTTGCGTTCACTAATCAAACCCCATGGAGAAAACTTTTTTGCCACATCATTACCAGCGATTTTAGTAACACGATTAATTAGATAAGGCATATCAAACATTTTAATATACCAACCAGTTATAACATCTGGTGGATTCTTAGTCCAAAATTCCATGTACTTTGCTAGTAATTCTAATTCGTTTTTACAATGACGGTACTGGACAATCAAATTTTGATTTTCACGTTTATCAACATCATATTCACCCAAACCCCAAACGTGATAAACATTAGATGTTGATGATTTATGGCAAATTGATATAACAGGATAATCAGCAGCATCTGGATGTGGGAATCCATCATCTGATGCAACTTCAATATCTAAGTTAGCGACATTGACTGTTTTACGATTAAACTCTATTTCATTTGGAAATGCGCTAGTTATAAACTGTTGGATATAATTAGTCATGCCATAGATTTTGACATTATCCATATCTTTGTAAGTCTCTAACCATTCTTTTGCTGCTCTCATAGATTCAAATTCTACTGGTGCAACAGAAAATCCTTCAAGGGTTTTCCATACTGTATTTTTTTCTTTGCTACGAACAAAGAGTTTTGGTTTAAACTTGACTCGCTTATCAATACGAACACCGTGGTCATTATAACCACGGTATAAGAGTGAGTTGCCATATCTTGCTACGTTTGTATAAAATGCTTTCAATATTCTTCTCCGTTTGGAGTTATTATACCATAATATAAAGGTTTAGTCAACAAATTATCTATTATTTTTATCAGTAGACATTGTTATTATTTTCTCTATCATTTCATAAAGTTGTTCTAAAACATTCACACTCTGAATATTTTTAAAGTTATCATGATCAAACTCTTTTGGTTTTACAACCCACTCAAGTTCTGAGTAAGGTAATTTAACACTAAGTCCATCTCCACCACTTGTAATGTGTGGCAATAGATTTTCTCGCTTTACTATTGCCACTGCATCATTATCAACAATCATCAGATAATCAAACGTGTTAGGTAATGTTCTACCATGACTTGAACCTAGTGTATTGTTCAACTTGATAGAACCAGTTACAGATTTCTTTTTTTCTTTACCTTTTGCTGTTGTTAATACATTTGTACCACATTTAGTTTCAATACGATATTTTTTAAATTGATGATCTTGTCCAATTAAATCTACATATTGGACTTTACCACCACTCATTTTTTCAATTGCTTTATCTTGTATAATTGATTTTAAAAAACGTAATGTTCTGTCGTTTAATTGTGAACCTACAGAATGTCTCATTTCAAAGAAATTTTTCCAATCAACATTTTCCGCGAGGTCTCGCGCCAAACTATTCATAAATATACCTTTGTAAAAAATTAATAATAATATGATTTACAGATCATAAACTTAAAATATGATCTGTGGATCATTAATCTTTCTTTGATACGAAAGAATACATTTCTTTAGCCTTCGCCATCAAATCATCTGTACTATAAATTTTGTACGCTTCCTTAACTTCTTCTGCTGATTTATGGCCTTGATCATACAAATCATTCGCAAGTTGGATATTCATGGTCCATTGCTGATCCATATAATCTTTTGCCATTTGTAACATTTCTGCGCGGATTTCAAAAGGATTTTTGTGTGTCATTGTGTGTTCCTATCTAATTTTAATTATGTTCGCCGTTATTTTGTCGCCCGTTGTATCCATCAATTCTATCAAAAACTTTAGGCTTTCGCTTCACAGTCTCAAATGTGCCAACTGTAATAACAATTGCAGCGAGTAAAAGTGTATGTGCGATTGCGTTGATCCCCCAAAAAGTGATACTACCAATGTACATAGAACATACAGATACCCACATCCATGCAAGAATTTGCATGATTAAATGGCGTACTTGTAAATTTGGGATATTCTTTAAAGGATTGACGTTTGCATCCATAACACTATTCCAAGTGTCATTAATATATTCTTTCATTATATTCTCCATAATTTGTGTGTGTGAAAGAAGGGCATTGATGCCCTTCCTAATTTTAAGGTAAAACTCTAATCCAGATATATTCTGCAATCTGTCTATAAAGTTTCCATTTCATCATAATATGGTATAAGATCAAATCCACCCACGAAGATTTTCATTCATAGATGTTTTTTCCCACGCTTTCATTCTTCTTTCAAGGTCACATAAATCTTTTGCATTTGCAAAATATTCATCTCTTTCTTCTATCATAGTTTTAGGTGTCGCACCCTTAAAGAAATTTTTGATCCAATGAATCATTTAAATTCCCCCAAAGTTCTTCTATTTAATTCAGATAATATCTCTGCATCCGACATATTTGGATATTCTATTCTAAAATATCTTACCAAATCTACATTTGCAGAACATTGTCTTGAGAATTGAATACTTTTTCCTAAAGATAATAAAAGATCAAACAGTCCTGTTAGACCTTTCGTTAAGAAGTTGTGTGTTGTTAGTATGTGTTGCATTTGAGTTTTCCTCGTTTTTTCCAATTGAAATTTTACGAGGACGCATTTCTTCTGGGATAATATACTGCAACTCAATTGCCAGAATACCATCTTGAATATCTGCTCCGTTTACTTGTACGTGTTCAGACAGCCTAAAAGTTCGTTTAAATTTCTTTGTTGAAATGCCACGATGGATAAATTCTCTACCTTTAGAAACGTGTTCACCAGTTATTGTCAAAGTTCTATCTTTTACTTCAACATTGATTTCATCTTGTGAAAATCCAGCAATAGCAAGTTCAATCAAGTAATCTGATTCTCCTGCTTTAATAATATTGTGTGGTGGATAGTGATCTTGAGCATGTTTAGCAGTGAACTCTAGTTCATTGAATAGATGGTCAAAACCCACGAAAGATGAACGTGGAAAAAGTGTTTGTAAGCCTGTCATTGTTATCTCCTTTTGATCAAGCAAGATTGTAATGGGACCGATTGTTCGCATCCCCTTGGTTTGATTAGCATCAAGATGCTAACTCATTAGTATATATGTCTTTATTTTGTGATTTCAAGAGGTTAGGTAAAAAAAAGTTAAGAAATTATGCTTTTTATTTTCCAAGGTGTAAAACATACTGTTCCTAGACTTACATAGTCTGCGCCCTTATCAAAATAAAATTCTGCATCATCCTTATTTGTAACCCCACCACCAGCGATTATAGTGACACTGGGATGTTTTCTCTTTATATATTCTATAATCCTTGTAGTATATGGTTTTAAAATTGTTCCACTTTGACCCCCATTTAAAGAGTACAAAGTGTTGCTTGCATGTATTTGATTATACCCCAAATCTACTATCTTGTCTATGAGACATTCTGTCGCAGTAGGCGGTATTTTACATATACACCATTCTCTATTATTTTTAGGAAATAAATCAAAGCCGCGCAGATCAACCGCTCCTACATCTTTATCAAGGTTTGGACAACTTATATTAATTTCAACAGACAAATTTTTACCTACTATGCGGTCTAAATTTATCCAATCATATTCGTCTATTGCGGCAAGGCTCAACACATCTGTAGAGTTTGTTCTTTTTAAACCCTCATATATTCCTGCATTTCGTAATCCAATTTTATTAATCCATCCACCATTTTTATATCTAAGAGTTTTAAAAATTTGGGGAATAAGTCCTTCTCTTTTTTCAACGGTCCAACTTCCAGTTACGCTAATTGCGTTAGGAAGTTTTAAATAGTTTCCAAAAGGTGCTGATATAAAGTATTTCATAATTTAATCCGAAAATGTTCTACGCCATTCCATACTTACGCATATCTTATTATCTTATCTGGTGTTTTAAAATCTTTTTTACGCATAATCGTTTTCAGTACAACATCAAATTCATCTTTTCTTTGATCATACTTAACTGCTACTGGAATATTTAAATTAGTTTGCATATCTTTAATTACCGCTTCTGCGCCAGCCACACCTTTAAGCGACTTGCCTTGCCTTGCGTAAATCTTTTTTATAAATTCTGCCAACTCTTTCATGGAAATGCAAGGGTTGTTTCTATCGTCTCCCATCCTATCACCAAAATGACGAGTGAATTTAAAATCAATCCCATACTTTTTGAACAATTTATCTACAATGGATTCAAATGCTTTGATTTGTTTCATACCCACTAAATCGCATTTATCTTCTGTTATAAAATTTTTAAATGTTTTCATTTATCTCTCATCCTTGGCTCTTTACGATTATAATGAACAGTTACACTTGATAAATTTTTGGGATTATTATTGAGTGGATCACCATCTTTGTGATGAATATCTCTTCCATCAAAAGGCTCTGCCTTACCCTCTTTTTCCATCTTTCTTCTAGCGCGTTTTCTAGCAGCGTTTCTTTCCATCTGTTCTGGAGTACCAAGATAGGTTTTTCGTTCTTTTTTGTAATCTCTCTGATACTCATCAGTTATAAATGTCATAAACTTAATCATGATGCATTATCCCAAAAGGTTTTACTAATTTCACCCATAGAAACTGTAGACGTACCAGATGCTGAATTTACTGTTTTACGAACACTTGTATACACAGCATGACCATTTGTAGTTCTAATACCGTTAGTTTGTTTTAACCATAGAGGTCTTAATGGACTATTAGCACCGGGATCAACTGGGGCATTGTCATATTGCCAACTAGAATTGTTTGTAATATTTACCCACGCCATGTTTCAGTCTCCTATCATTTGTTCTTACTATTTATACATAAGGAGCGATTATGGTTTCTATATTCTTAATAATTTTCTTATGTGTAGGACTCAAATGTTTCCTATCTTTTTTTACAGCGTCTAGGGCCAACTTTGTATCACCAGCATATTTTCTTTGCCATTCTGGTTTCTGCTGCTTAATATCAGATACATTAGCAAGTCTATCAGCGAGTTTAATAACTAATGCCCAACTTGTCATGTTGACCATCTTATCTTTTATATACTCACCCTTACCACCTGCTGCTTCTAAATCATCTTTCTTAGTGGTTAGTTGATCTACTAAATTTGCAACCAATCCACCAAATTGCTTTACTAAGTCAGCATGTGATAAATCAGTATCTTCTATAGTATCATGCAGATATGCCGCTTGAACTAATGCAGATAAATTTTTTGATTTTGGTTTGAACTTAGCAACTATTTTAGCGACTTCTTTTGGATGAGCAATATATTCTCCTCCACTTTTTCTAAACTGTCCACTATGTGCTTTCGTTGCGGTTCTTAATGCACTAAGCGCACTTTCATTGATAAGATGTGATTTAAAACTCTGCATTTTATTTTCTTCCTATATTATATTTGGGGCATAATTCCCAATTACTTTTTTCTTTAAAAGGAATAATCTTAATCTGTCGCAGAGGTGCTAAATTTTTAGCAACTGATTCATTTTGTATGGAGACTAGACCCCAATCAGACATAAGTGTAGCGATAGTATTTCTACGGCCTATGTCACTTTCTTCTAAGTTTGATTTTTTGCCATCTAGCAAAAACAACTCTTTAAAATGGACTATAAAGTATCTACCTTGTTTATGAAGGATATGACAAGATTGAAATAGTTTATTTTCTTTCCTACTTGATACACCAATTCGTGTTAATGTTTCTCTTACTTTTAAGAAATCATCAGGTTCATTTAAAGTTATCTCCAACATATCAGTTGGTGACCAATTTACTATATTTGTTTCTTCATTCATTGTCAACTCACTTTTTTTGTTATATTCATTAATGACAATGGTATTTATATAATTTTAATTTTTACCGCCCTTACGCAACTTAAATCTAATATGATCTAAATGCTCTTTGGGTATCAATTTTAGAACTTCTCTTGCTCTTTGATTTGAGTATCCATAATACTCCTTAATTGAATCTAAAGCATCCATTTTATCAGCCTTAGTCCATTTAGAAAACCTTTTTCGTTTCCTAACAATATTACGCATAAAATCATATTGTAATCTATCGTCAATATGATGATGCCTATTCATCTCATTTGCAGCAAGAATAGTGTCATTAAAATAGGATAATGATCTATTAATGTAGTATGATTTATATGCTTTCTCAGTGATATCATCAACCATAATATCGTCTTTATTATGGTTGATTGAGTTTAAATAATCAAAGTGGTTCATAGGTTTTGTATCACTGTTTGCATACGCATTACGTCCATTACACAATCATGCCGCGCATCATGTTTAACAAACTTTTCTGCACATCCTTCTGGAATATAATCATTCTTAACATCAGAACCCCAAAGCAAACCATCAAGAAATGACCTTGTATCGCGAACCATCCAAAATGGATAAGGAACTTTTTTACCAGTATCATTTAAGATACCTTCAAAGAAAGGAATATCAAAGGTATTTCCGCGAGAAAACACAGTTTTTAGGTTATTGATATTTACATTCTTCACAAAAAAATTATAGGTTTCACTAATATCTTTATCATCTTCTGATGGAACCATCACTGATGCTGTTGTTTCTTTGGGCTGTTTATTCCACCAATCAAGCGTAGATTTTGAAATCTTACGATCATAAACTTCCACTTGTTTTTTAACATCATATTTAATACCAACACTACTATCTAAAAGTTCTTCATAACTGTATGGATTATTTGTAAATCTCGCCCTAGAGAAAGTAAGCAGACCTAAAGATAATACAACACCTCTGTTTACATCAACAGAAAGTGTTTCAAAGTCATATATCACACAATCATTTAATCCTTCATAAGCAACACTCATTCTATGAACTCCACATTTGCCATTATTTCAGTTAAACATGCAACTGTATTGATTTCTAAATCAGCAACAAAAGCATTTTTATATTGATATTCTGCGAGAATTAACACAACTTGAGGGATAGCGTGTGGTTTGATATGACTTGACATTTTATCATAAATTCCCCTAAAAATAGCAGAACTATCTGTGTCAATATTGTTTACTACCCAAGAACGCATTTTTTTAAAGTCTTTGTCTTTGATGAACTTTAAGAGAGAGTCGATTTCATTAATACCAGTATTATTAGAACTATTAGCACTAAGAATACCACCCACAGATCGTCTTTGTGTCTCATTTAAAACCCTTCTCCAATCAGGAGCATGTTTCATAATAATATTAACAAGGTCTTGATCTTCAAATTTTACATTCTCTTGTTCAAGAATATTTCTAGCGTGTTTAAGAAAATCCCCACAAAGACCAGCCATTTCTTTTTTAGTCGTATTAAACTCATATACACCACATCTGGAATGTAAAGGTTCAATAATTCTATTCTTAAAATTGCATGTCATTATAAAGCGACAATTGTTGCTAAATTCTTCTATAAATCCACGCAAAGCAGGTTGAGTTGATTGTGGATTGAGGTAGTCTGCCTCATCTAAGATCACAACCTTATAACCACCTTGCAATGACACAGTAGAAGCAAATTGTTTGATCTTGCCACGCAAGGTATCAATATTACCATCTTCAGAACCATTAATTATTATGTAATCCAAACCTAGTGTATTACATAATGCTTTGGCAACTGTTGTTTTGCCGAGACCAGCGGTTCCAGTAAATAGCATGTTAGGAATTTCGGCGGTCTCAACGATTTTTTGTAGATTTTCCTTTAGTTCTTTTGGTAGGATAGTTCTTTCAATTTTCTGTGGGCGGTACTTCTCCACCCACAGAAATTCATTTGTATTACAGAAGTCACTCTGAGTATTCATTATATAAATCTATCCTTTAATATCTATTCTTCTGCTTGCTCTTGCTTATAGTTTTCAACAATCTGCACACCTTGAGTACACTGATCTCTCAACTGCCCAATCGTTGATAGTTCTTCACCACGAAAACCACCGCGCTGAGTTACGGTATCAATTACTGCAATCGCGCTGCGAGAAATTTGATTCATAAGATCATATGCTTTTTTATGTGAATCTTCAACTTTTTTATTTTTATCGTCAGCCATTTTTAATTACTCTCCATAAGTAGATGTTTTTTCAAGTGCAATCCAGTATTGCAATTTAGTTTCAGCATTAGTCAATTTTGAAATCAATTTTGATGAAATCTCCACATCATAATTACCAGTTAAAATTTTCAAGTTGTTAATGTTATACACAAACTTATAACTACTTGAGTTTTCTTCAACAGGAATATCAATAGAAAAGGTATTCGCTGTAGAATTATCAGTTGTCGTTACCGTCAATTTCGCAAGACCATCATTTTCACTAGATTCAATGATCAATTCTGAGTGGCCTAGTGCTGATGCCGCTCGTTTTAGTTTATTTAATGTATCCATATCTAGGCGAAATTTAACATCACCTTCTGGCATCTTTACATCTTTTGTAGATGTTGTCAGCATGTCTGGATCAGAGAAAAAATACTTGATATTTGATCTACCAGTAGAATCTCCAATAGTCACATAATCTCCAGCGAAATCTAATACTGGCGTGTCAACCAAACCAAGTACTCCAAGAAATTCGCTTAAATCATAAATTCCAAACCTTTGAGGGAATGTTTGTTCAACTTCTGCTTTCGCCAGAATATTTTTTGCTTCTGAAATAGTTCTGATACTGCTACCATTTTCAATAACAATATTTGAATTAATAGATGCGAAGTTCTTCAATACTTGAATTGTCGCTTCGCTAATCACTTCTCTCATAATTTAATCTCCATTGTTTCATTTCTGTGATTATAACACATTATAAATAATTAGTCAACCTCTTACTTCATTCTACTAAAGTTTTTTTCTTTATAAAACTCCAATCTGTTTTCAAATTTCCCATCAAGAATTTCTCCCTTATGCGATATAACAAACACGTTAGTATCTTCACCAAGAGTATATAGTATTTTCATAAGATTGTCAACACCGTCATGATCCAAAGATGAATCAAAAGTTTCGTCTAAAATTAGAAGATTGGTGGCGACAGAATTTTTCATCTTAGCAATCATTCTCCAAGTGAACAAAAGTGCCAAATCAATGCGCTGTTTCTCACCTTCACTAAAAGAGTCGTATGAAAAGGCATCTCTATGCCTTGAGCGAATTGTCTCTTGAAAAGATTCATCTAGATCAAAGTGTACGAAAAAATCTAAGGTCTGCAAATATTTATTGACCAAATTATTAATTACAGGTAAATATTGTTTAATTACTTTGGTTTTAATTCCAGTATCTTTAAGCATTTCACCCATGACGTTATTATAGGTATGTGATTCGTTTATCTCATACCTCGTATTGTTTGATGTTTCTTTTTTTTCTTCTAAATCTTTTAATTCAATATTCGCCTTTGACAAATCTCCAGTTTGATCAGAAAGTTGCTTTAGTTCATTTTGGTAAGATTGTACTTGTCTTTGGAACCGTGTGATTGTGTTATTGTTAGAAGATATAGTTGACATTTGTTGTCTGATCTTTTCTGCCAACTCAGTATACCGTTCAATAATCTGTTCCACAGCAGCCGACTCTTTAAGTCCATGGTCCATTGCTTGCTGAAATTCTTTTGCTTTGGTCTTTGCGGATTTAAGGTTCTCTGATCTAACACTTTCGTCAATACTCTGGGTACAAGTTGGGCATGTTTCGTTTTGTTCATAAAACTTGCTCTCCTTGACCAATCTTTTGATTTTTGTTTGGAATTGGGCTTGATACTGGAGCAACGCTTGCTTTTTATCATTCGCATGATCTAATTCCTCCTGCATAGTTTTCTGGTTTTCATCTATAAACTTTTGACATATTTCATTGTCGTTTTCCAGTTCTTCACGCTCAGAAATTAGATTAGATATATCAGTATTTCTTTTTTCTATAAAATCATCATTTAATGTGGTTATGTCATTAATATATTTCTTTTGAGTTTTTATCTGGTTTTCAGTCAAATCTATGGTATATTTTACGTCCTTTAAATTTTCGCGTAATAAAGAAGTTTTTTCTTTTAAAATAGTATTCATTTTAGAAAAGACGTTAATATCCAATAAGTCTTCAATAACATCCCTACGATGTTGTGCTGGCAGTTGCATAAATGGAATAAAAGAACTGCTACCTAATACTACAATCTGATGGAAAGATTTGTGATTTAATTTTAAAATATTTTGTTCTAATATTTTTTGATATTCTTTAGCATGAGATGATTGATCAATCATATTACCATTTGTCCAAATCTCAAAAAGATTTGGTTTTATTCCACGAACAATTTTAAAGTCTTTACTACCTATTGAAAATGCAACTTCAACTACACAATCTTTATTATTAATTGTATTAACTAATTGAGGTTTATTTATACCACGATGAGGTTTACCAAATAGCCCAAATGATATGGCGTCCAGCATGGTTGATTTACCTGCGCCGTTTATTCCTACAATGAGAGTGGACTTAGAATTATTTAATTTTATTTCAGTCCAATTATCTCCAGTTGATAGGAAATTTTTATACTTCAACGATTTAAATATTATCATGCGATTTCAAGTGCCTGTGCTTCAGTCAATAAATTTCTCATTTCAATTTTAATTCTAGACTTATCTAATTCAGTGTCAACATTATCAACATAACTATCAAGAAGGGTGGTAGTATCCTCTACAGATACGCCCTCATCACCAACTCTTTCACCTATAAATTCGTCAAAATTCTCAGCAATTTTTAATTCATGTATTTTTCTATCTGATATTTTATCACATAATTTATCAAATGTAAAGGGGTTAGATTTATTAATAACAACTAATTTAACAAATTTATTATCTAAATGGTCTACATTATAATTACTATAGTCTGTTTTTGTATCATCATAGATTATCTTTTCAAATAATGTGAATGGATTAACGATTGCTTCAATCTCGCGAGTTTCAGTATCTAAAACATGAAAATGTTTTGGATCATGTGCATCTGACCAGAAAAATTCCATCTGCGTACCCAGATACATAATGTTATCTTTTTGAGATTTGGTATGATAATGACCAGATAAAACTAACTCAAACCTAGAGAACGCTTCTTTATCCATTCCATGTTTATTTTGAATTCCTCTCATCATATCAAAACCAGATAATTCTAAATGACCAGCAAGGAATGATGCTTTGCAATTTTTAACAAAATTCATAGATTCTGAACAGTTTTCACTGGTGATCCATGGTAGTAACGCAACGTCAAGACCACCATAGTTCATTACTGTGGGTTTCATAACAATATGAATTTCATTCATATAATGACCCAATAGTTCTTTGAGTGAATTTAAATCATTGGTGTTCTTGAAATATGTGTCGTGATTACCCGGAATAATATCCATAGTCATGCCACGCTCTCGCATCGGGTTTAAAAAACTCTTGCGATTGTGTGTCAGTGCCTTAAAATTTATAAACTTGCGATGATCATAATAATCTCCCAAGTGCAATATCTGCTTGATGTTATGATTGTCGCAATACGGAAATAAAATTTCTTTATAAAATTTTGCAGCATTATCTAAAAAAATATCAGAGGCATTTCTTATACCTGTGTGTGTATCGTTTAGTATCAATAGTTTCATTCTAAAAAGTCTTTCAAATCGGAATCAACATTAACTGTTCTTTTTTTCCTTTGTTGCCTTTCAGTCTTACCAAATTCTTTTATTTCTGTGTCATATTCTTTTACTTTGTCAATTCGGTCTTTAAGAACATCAATGAAATGTGTCGCGACACCAGTTGATGCTTCGCCAGTTTCAGTCACAAGGAATGCTTCTATGCCAGATTGAGACATATATTTTTCTTTAATATCTTGTTGTTTTTTTTCTTTGGCAATTCTTCTTAAAAATGCATACCAAATAATTTGAGTGAAATATGCAAAAGCATTTGGTTTACCACTTCTGGTCACGGCATTAATATTATAATTCTCTACTGCCTTTAAGCAATTCTCAACAGCATCCATAACCATTTCTTCACGATAAGTATACCTAATAAAATTAGATTTATGTGAAAGATTTTCAGCAATTCTTAAAAAGCATAATGCCAAATAATTTGGAACTACAGGTAATTCTTTGTCGTTATCTCTCGCTTCATTTATAGTCTTAACATATTCTACTATTTTCGCGGAAAATTCTTTGTTATCTACATAATGCGTACTTTTAGACTTTGCTTTTGGCATCAAATTCACTCCTTAATATTTCTACCATTCTACCACAAATAGACGGTAATGTAAAGCATAATTATTTTATTTTAGGGGTTGACAGAATCATAAGTTAGGTGTATAATAAGGAGTATCCTTTATTGGGGGGGATCAATGCTTATATCCAGATGGGAAATTAATGATATTTTCATCGCTGTCAAGCATCTCACTAAAATCAACTCCTAAACTTTCCTTTTTATTATATAGCCTATCCATCCAAGTATCAACATCAAAATCTTCATCAGTAGTATTACCCTTAATGGCGTTACTAAATTGAACTATTAAATCTTCACTAGGTGTAGCAATAGCAACAATATGCATGTCGTTTAATGATACTAATTCTTGTGTTTGCTCTTGAAACGAAATCCAAGGTTTTAACATACCATAACTTCTACTAGCATCAATTTCAATTTTACAGATTTGAAGGGCATGACGAATTATAAGTTCTTCATCCGTAATATCCATTATTTCACATAAAATTTCATCACCAGAAGAAATCTTTATCTGTTTTACTTTATCAAAATCTTTAAGTTCTTTGTAACTCATAACTTGACCTCGTACTTTTTAAAGTTGAATTGTTCTTTTTTATATATTTTCAATCTTTCTTCCCCATGAAGTAGAGCATAATTCAATTTCTTTTTGTGTCTCAAATCATCTACGATATCATATAATTTAGTAATTCTCCCATCATCACTTTTTCTCAGTCCTCTTCCAACACTTTGTAATACTCTAATTTGGGATTTACTTGGAGAAGCAAATACTATATTATGTAAGTTCCTAATATTTATACCAGTACTAAAGGTTCCTAGAGAGGCGACAATGATTGAGTCTTTTTGACTTTCTACAATCTTTCTAATTGCCTCTCTGTCTGTTGCTTCTGTAGCACCAGAAACAAAAAATACTTTTCTTTTATCTTCCTTCTTATCACAAATCAGATCATAAAGTACCTTACCATGTTTTTCCACAAATTGAAATAATACTAAAGTATTACCATTCATATCTAATGCTAAATTGCGAATAAATTTATTTCTTTTTTCATTCAGAACAATCCAATTAATTTCTTGGGCATAAGTGTTACCTACGTTTTGAAAACAATCGGCCTCATCATATTCTAATTTCAATAAATATATTTCAAGAGGTGCTAATGTTGAATCGTCTTGCAATTTTTTCGTAGTGGTTACTTTTATTACCTTCCCAAACAATCCTTCCAAGACTAATTTGTGTGTTTCAGTTCCATCTAAAGTTCCAGTAGTTCCAAATCTGTATCCAGTATTTCTACTCTTATTCATAATAGATGTTAAAGATTTTGATTTAAAGCCATGACACTCATCCCCAAAAATTACACCAAAATTAGAAAACCATGTCGCAGGTAACTTATAAATTGACTGCCATGTTGATATAATTATTCTTTCTTTTATTCCAGTTTTCGCTTGACCAGAATAAATAAAATGACAATCATTTTCTATATTAACACTATCATCGTATGACGAATAATCACTAAAATCTGCAAACATCTGTTGAACAAGTGAAGTGGTTGGAACAATAACCAAAACATTATCGTGATGATTTTCCATGTACCAACGCATAAGTACATAGATAATTAAAGATTTACCTGATCCAGTTGGTGATAGTAAAAGAGACCTTCTTTCTCTTATAGCAGAACACACAGCATCAAATTGATAACTTCTTATAGATATCGGCTCACCACGACTTCTTAAATTCAAACCCTCAATAAAGTTCATAATTTCTTTAGGATTTATTTTATTAAAAACTTCTGGTGGGCCATACTCACCATCTTCATAGTCTAATTCATATCCTCTTTCCTTAGAGAATATTTTAAGTTGATGCAACAAACCTGCTGGCAATTCATGAGATAAAGCATTAAATATCTTTATCTTACCGTCCCACATCTTTGATTTATATTTTGGCATGTACTTATATCCTGGAACAAAAAATGAAAAATATTCATTTAGTTCTTGAATGATACCATTGTCGCAACCTAACAGAAGATAACATTCATTCTTCTTCTGCACTACTATCTTATCCACCGCTCTGATACACCTTCCATTTGATTATATTACTAATTGTTTGATGTCGCCAGCGTAAAGTCTCTACAATTTCTTGTAGGGTCTCAATCAATGTTTTATAATAGATTATTTTTTCTTCACTTTTCTGAATATCTGGATCAGAATCGTAATAATGGTTCATATCACCCTTCATAATTTTCATACCATCAAATGGGTCAAACTCCCAATTCTTTTCAATGATTTGCTTTTCAGTCATCTTACCATTATAATATAGCCACTTATCCTTGAGAAGAATTTTTTGATTCATCTCAGACTTTTTCTTTTGAAGTTTATATACAGAAAGTAATTGTAAATATTTTGCATGTAATTTTGCAATGTCCACACTAGATTTATCTAGATTATGTTCATCAATATTACAGTCGTTTGACCAATGTTCAAGTATTTCTTCAAGGTTAAGCAATCATATTCTCCATAATGTATTAACAATATATAGGTCTATTTTATCTCGTAATATCCGATCTTAAAGTTTACTGGAAAGGTAATTACAGGAGATGTTTCAGAAGTCGCTTCCATCAAAACTGTACCAATGCTAGTGGGAACACAATCAATATATCTAATTGTTCTCACAACATTATTGTGACTACTAGTTATGGTTAAAGTTATGTCTAATTCTTGTGTTATACTGGCAGTTACTGCTTTAGTAATAGGTGATTTATATTTGGTTTCAACCAAAGAACTCAATAAGTTAAAAACTTCAATATAAGTTTGCATATTTTCATCAACTAAAATATCCATTGCCAAGTCTTCAAAAGTAAGCGTATCACCGGGAATTGAAATGCTTGAAATTCTTTTGTATGGAACATTTGCTGCCTGAACACTTACTCCTGGATGGATAATCCTTTGAGCAAAAAACTCAAGATTCCCAAAAGTTTTGTGATTTATAACTACCTTAAAATTAGTAGGCTGAAGATAGTTCATATTTGTGGTAACTGTTGCCATCCGATTATATCCAATTATATCCGTTTATATCTGTATTTATACTTGACATATCCATAAACTTATGGTAATTATACTTGTAATCAAAGAGAAAGAGAGAATCATATGACTTTTGTAGTTCACACACAAGTTCTGGAAAATTATGGCTCACATGAAGAGGATGGAAAATTCTCAAGTGGAAATGCCTATTGGAAGTTCAAAGGTGGAAATACCTACATTGTTTCTGACGTTGAACGTGAGCAAGATGCTGTTGCTTTTGTAATGGCGGCATTTTGTGAAAACACTTTGGGTTGGAAAGAGTATCCTTCTTCAAATACAAATGTTGATGAATGGTTAGAGAGTATGGAAGATGATGATAAAGACTATCGTGATTTTCAAAAGGAAATGGCTTTGAATGTTTCTCCTAATACTGGAAAAACTGTCAAGGTAGGATTTTCTTCCTAATCATCATAAAAAAAACAGTGCCGAAGCACTGTTTTAAAAGTTTTATAAAGGGCGAAATCATTAGTTGTTTCGCCCCTTTTGTGCAATATTATGCACCCAGAATGTTGTCCACTCTGAAGATTCTGTAGTACTGGTTTGTTTGCTTTGTAGCAAGACCGTTTGCTGGTGTGCCACCGACAAATGGGTTTGATACCATACCGTAACGGGTTTTGAAACCGATTTTTGGCTGGAAATCATTCTCACCAACGGCGCGAACCATGGTCAGAGGTACATATGGGCAATAGAAGATACCAGCATCATATGCATTTGTACCCTTATAACCTACAGTAATGTAGTCAATAGTGGCATATGGGTCAACATATACTTTTGTGCGTCCGTTAAGAACACCAGCAAATGTATTACCAGTGTCATCAACATTCAAGTTGGTTGACATTGCTGGAGCATAATCCAACATACCAGTTGCTGCCAAGCACGATGCAACATCACTAGATGTGATGATGAAGTTACCGCGACCTCTACGAGTTTCTTTGGCAATGTTATTGGCTTCACGCTCAATTTGAACCATGAGACCTTTAAACTTCTCAACGCTCCAACGACCATCAGCATCTGTTTGAAGATCAAAAATACCATTCAACAAGGTGTTACCAGTGGATGCACCAGTTTTTGCTTGTGAGTTAATGGTACGAATTACTTCACGGTTGATTTCCGCAAGGATTTCAGTTGAAAGAATGTTGGCGAGTTCGCTTTCAGCGTCCAGACCGTGAATTGCTTTCAAATCCTGTGCGAGTTCAAGCGAATATTCTGCTTTCAATGCGCGTGTTTTGGCAGATACGGTTGCTTTTTCAATGGTGAAACCCATTTCAGCAAATGCACTTGCACCAGATGTACCCAGAAGTTCGCCATTGGCGAGAGTCATTCCACTTGTACCAACAGCAGGATCATTACGCTGATCGTTAATAGTTGAGTCAGTGTTAGTATCTGTTACGCCAGAAAGACCAGAACCATCGTCTACCATGCTTGCAGCAGAATCGCCAGAGAAAGCGGTAACCGCTTCGCCAAAGAGTGCTTCATTGTCAGCAGTTGCGCCACCGCGAGTTGTTTCATAGGTTGATTTCATTGCGAAAATCAGACCAGTTGGACCTGTCATTGGCTGAACACCACATACGTCATATGCCATCATGTTTGGCATTGCGCGGCGAACCAGCGAAATAAGTACAGGGTTCCAGTTAGCAACATTACCAGTATTGTTTGCTGGTGCTGCTTCTGTCAGTTGACCGAAACCACCTTGTTGTGTTGCTTGCTCACGCAAAGCAATTTCTTGGTTTTCAAGCACAACAGCAGTAACTGCTTTGCGGTGCTTATCTTGGATGGAACCAGCAGATTCTTCATTGAGAACCGGGGCCCACTTTTCAATTAGTTGATTGTAATTCATTTCCATGATGGATACTCCTTAATTACTTGCTTTAATAGCAGCGACATACTTAGCCATGCTATCCGATACGTTTACATCTGTATCCGTATCTTCTTGGGTTTCTTCTGTAAGTGTTTCTTCTACGATAGCGGCAGGTGAAACTGCTGGTTTACCATTGAAGTAAGACTCTTTGATGGTGTCAACTTTAAATTTGAAATTATCTTCATTTTCAAATTCTACGCCTTCAACCAGTTTTTCCAATTTTGATGCTTCAGTACTAGCAAGATCATATGATGCTTCTACAATAATAGCAGAACGCTTCAGATTAGAAATTGTTTCGTTCATATCAACATTGGTTTGGGTTTGCTTATTCAAAAGTTCTTCTAATTCTAGAACTTCTTCAGCGAGTTGGTCTACTAAGTCAACTTTGGTTTCTGGAACTTCAATGTAAGATTCAGTAAACAAGTCTTTCAACTTACCCATGAAGCCTTCAGCGATTTCCGTGCGAATACCTTGCTCTACAGCAATACGGTTTTCTTCCATCCATTGTTCAACAACGTAGTTTAAATAAGAATCAATCTTGTCTACAAGGTCACCCTTTGCTTCATTGATTGCTTCCTCAGTCTCTGTAGCGTATTGCTCTTCCAGAGATGTGACTTTTTCACCAAATGCCTCATCCAATTCTTGAACTCTAGTTGCAACTCTTGTAGTAAGTGCTGCCTCAAAAATTGTACTTGCTTTTGCTTTAAAGTCTTCTGATAGAGATTCATCAGTAGAAATAAGGACTTCCAAATCAGCAGTAGAAGTATCTTCTACCATTGTTTCTTCTTCCATGTCTACTTCAATTTCTTCACCCATCATTTTTTCATATGCTGCCTTGATTTCAGTCTTGGTTTTCATACCATTCATTTTATCAGTCATAGCATTAACCATACCCGCCTTAGTTTTAGGTGGGGATGCTTTTTTAGTAACTTGAGCCGCTTTCTGAACAGATTGTACAGAATTATCTTCTGCACCTTCTGGATCATCTGAAAGTGATGCTTCAGTTACTTCTTCGTGAGATTCCACAATTTCGTTGTCATCATGGACCTCAAGTTCCTGTTCTTGTGTTTGATCAGTCATACTTGACTCCTTTTTATTTCAGCAACGAGAGGAAATTTTCAAACCCACGAATTTGCGCTTCTTGCAAACCTTTTGATGGAGTTCTTTTTATTTCAGTCTCTATTTTTTCAATTTCTTGAGGTTTAATCATTCCATTATCCCATACCCAGTCTACACCTTCCATTATACCATTAACAAAAGCGTTAGGTGCGCTTGGGTCTTGAACAATGTCAACGGTGTTAAGAATAAAATCATCCTTAACCTCCATTATTCCATTACGTTTCTCAAGACTTCCCATACCACGAGTCGAAACACCTAGTTGACACCCACCATCAAGTAAACCTTTTACAACTTTACCCATTGGAGTATCTAATATAAGTGCTTTACCCATCACATCATTTCCCTCAAACTTGAGTTCCGTAATACGATGGGATACCTTATCCAAGTTAACAGTTGGACCGTCTGGATGATTTAACTCACCTACAGCGCGTCCAGTTTTAACTTGTTCTTTTACATATTTGTTGATCGCATTTTCCATAATAGGCTTTGGATACATACGACCATTTCTATTCTTCGCTTCTGCTTGTGCAAAAACGCCTTCTATTTGATAAGACTTTTCACCATTTTCCTTTGCTTCAGTGATTAAATCTAATGCACCGTCACAGTACTCAGCAATTAGTTTCATGTCTTATCCTTTATATTGCTTAATGAATTCTTTTGCCATGGTGATCGCTTCTTTTTCTGAACCATAATTGTCCAGATGCTCACCATCAATCTCAACTTTAAATTCTTTTCCTACTTTTTTAATATCAACCTTTGCATCACCTATTTTCATAGATTTTTCAATTAGTAGGTTTTCTTTTAATTCTTTAAAAGTTTTCATTAAATTGTAACTCTTTTTTTTATTAATCTATAGTGTATTTATATAAATTTATTCTTCAGATGATGCATTTGCGAACATTTTTTGTCCCATGGAAATTCTCTCTACATCCAAAGCAGATTTGATTTTATCCCCAAGCATGTCACTAAAAACTTCACCAGCAACTCTGAGGTTACCATCATAGATAGCATCAATCATATTACCAGTTTCATTTTCTACTTCAAAATCCTCATCTTCTACCTCTGCTTCAAAATCCCTATTAATATCTTCATCTTCCATAGTATCAATAGTTTCATTTTCTACTTCAAAATTGTCATCTTCCATTTCAATATCTCCTTATTATACTGTTATTTATACAAAATAGTTTTTTCAAATTAGCATTGTTATGACCAAGAATCATTATAAAATCCATCTGCTGAAGGGAATATATGAGGAATTATAAATTCACCACCTTCTGTTGTTAAAAAATCACTATCTAGTGATGGTGTCGGTCCAAATATAATAACAATTCCAGGACCACCGCTGACCCCATACCCATGGTTCCCATTCAAATTACCATAACTACCGCCTGAAACTGTTGATGTAAATCTACTAGCAGCACCCCCACCACCACCCCAATTCTTAGGTCTATATATTCTTCCAGTTGTTTCATCATATGAAGTACCAAATGGGTTACTCACATCGCTGGTGTGTCTAGTCGCAATAGTATTTCCATTTTTTCCACCATAAACACCATAACCACCATTTGATGATGAACTGACATGTCCACCTGACTTAGAAGTATCACTCCGATTTGTATTTGTAGGTTTGAAATAGAAACTTCTTTCATTTTTTGAGGATGAATTGCCTACAAAAATATTTGTTTGTGGGGCAGTATTTCCTGTAGTTGGTGGTGGATAAGAACCACCAACAGTATCTAAAACACTAAGACCTTGTGCATCATGAAAACCTGTTTTTGGAGTTGGAAAAAATTGTATCTCATATTTTGAATTTATATCATAAGAAGAGTCAAAAATCCCCCCACCAGAATTTCTTTGAAAATTAGTTCCTTGTGTACTAGTTGCTGCTACTACTGGGCCTCGCCCACCTCCACCACCTGCCGCAAGAACACTAGATACCCCATAACCGTAGCCTCCATTCCCACCTCTAGGCATAATGTTTGTTGTACTAGAGTCCCATGCCCCATAAACAAAATCGAATCCACCAACCCCACCCCCGCCGCCACCATAAGCAAGACCAGTAGTTATACTTACATCACCACCTTCTCCCCCATATGATGCTTGTATATTATTTCCAGTTGTATTAGAATCCGCTGGTCCATCAGAACGAGGATAACCTAAAGGATTAAAAATTGGGTTACTATAACTACCAGTATCTGAGTAAGAGCCTTGGTCAATCTGTTGTCTCGCTGAATACGCAGGAAGATTATTAGTATCTTTGTCAGCATGCCAGAACCAAGGGCGACCACGATCACCACCATCCGCATTAGTTGCCCCAAAGCCAACACTGGCTTGACCAGTTTCACCCCCACTGCCACCTCCTGCGGCGATATAGTCATAATATGAACTCCATCCACTTTTTTTAATTGAGAAAAAGGTTGTGCCACCATCACCCCCGTCACTTGTACTTCCACCACCCCCGCCTCTGCCCATTCTAAATTGCCACTCATCTCCTGCGTGAAAAGGTATTCCTTTAGGAATATAAACAACACTACCACCGCCACCGCCAGCACCTGGTGATCCACCTGCGCCACCGCCAGCACCTACAATAACGCATCCAAAATGTTTTCCTGCAAGATGTGCTGGTGGTGCGAAACTATGGGTCTTGCTGGATTGCCCACCTGTAAGAATTGCACCATACCAAGGTTTAGGAACATTTATTGGACCACCTTCTCCAGACCCTTGAAAATCTAATATTTTTATCACACCTGATGTGGGTATAAGAGTAGATTCATTTGCTGGAACATAACTTCCACCTCTATAATAATCTGTTAAAGTATGATTTACTGAACTACCAGAAGGAAAAACTTCATCTATAGAGTCTAAACTTAGTCCTGGATCATCTGAATCAAAGTGATCCACAAATCTTAACCTAGCCATTATCTTTTCTCCAGTTCTTCAATTCTCTCCTTTAACTCTTTGATTGATTCAATCAATAAAGGAACGAGTTTTTCATAATAAACGGCCTTATAACCATCTACTCTATCTATAACAATCTCTGGTAGAACCTCTTCAACTTCCTGTGCTACAACACCTACATCATTCTTAGACGAAAATATTTTATCTGCCTTTTCATTCCAAGTAAAAGTATAACCATTTAATCTGCTAACTTTTTCAAGAGCATTATCAATTTTTTGTAAATTTTCTTTAAGTCTTAAATCTGATGATGCAGCAGCAATAACATTCCCTTCTGCACTAATATTTCCAGTCGCGGTGATTGCACCAGTAATCGCTAATGTTGAACCATCAAAGGTAGCATTTTCTTCAGCGTTACCACCAGTACCAGTTGCAGTAACAATTCTATTATTTGAGTTATTATCAACAGAAAATCCACCTACACTTGAAGCATCAATTGTTATTGTACTTCCAGACGCATTTATTAATAATCCACTAGTAGTATCGGCAGTTAAAGTTAAAGTTTCACTTAACGCAGATGGCGTTGCTAAACCACCATCCCCACCAGCAAATTTAGCAAAAGATTGGGGTGGTTTAAATGAAAAAGTCCCATTTGTATTATCATATACTATATTACCTATAATATCATCAGGTGTCGTTAATGCTCCAACACTTAAATCTGTTAATAGTATTGTAGGAGGTAATGATTTAAATTCAAAATTAGAACCGTGTGGTGTAGCATCTGCATACCCTTGATGTGTTTTTGTTAATACAAAACCAAGAGCAGCATTAGCACTATCTGCCACATTAACTAAATCACCTAAACTTATTCTCCTATTTGAAAACTTGAATGCAGCACTACTGTCCAACATCATCACAGAAGGTTTCGTAGCAACAACTGCTGCCGCAACTTGGCCCATGGTTTCCGTAGCATGTGGTATAGTTAAAGTAGTGTCCAGACACGAATCTATTTTGGTAGCAAAATATCCAGGAGTTAATTTAAAAGTACCAATTCCATAATTTGAATCAGTATCAAAACTAATTGTACCTACTTTTCCAAACTCAGCAAGATCAGAATCTGTAGTTCCTCTAAAATTTAAAAGATTTACTGTCGCCGCTCTAAGATGTGTTAAAACCCCAGTTGCAGAATCATATGCTAAACTTCCTTCGCCATGAGATGGTATAGATTGAGTATCTATGATTGATATGGGTGGATAATATTCTGCTGGTCTATATGTAAGCGCACCAGCCGTTAAAGTTAATGATGAGTTGTTTCCAGATATTGGTGCGGCGTCTGTAATACTCAGTTGTGAGAAAATATCTGCTGGTGTATATGTGACTGTTTGCACTCCACCACTAATTGATGATGCTATAGCACCTGCGCCACTGGGTGTACTATTATTGATAAAGTTAAACTGATAACTTTTAGTATAGGTAAATATCCCACTCGCGGAATTATATGCAAGTTGCCCACCTTCCACTCTGGCATTAACATTACTGATACCTAGTGAAGCCCTTGAATTTGAATCTACATTTATCGGTGCTATTGGTGTTAATGTGAATTCCCCATTTGTAGTATCATACGATAATGAAGTTGTAGTACCAGATGGAGTGGCATTTACCACAGTATGCTCTGAATTTGCACTACTAAGAATATCACTTAAAAGTGCAGATTTAAACGTAAAAATTCCACTGGCAGTACTATACGCTAATGTGTTTACTGTTCCAGAAGGTGTCTCTGTGATTATGCTATGCGATAGGGCTGGAACAAAATCAAGCACACCTTGTTCAA